GGGTTAGTATAACTCATCGCAATTATAGCGAAAGCAAAAAACTAATGAAAACAGTATGACTCGTGCCATAACTATTAGACACAAGTGTTTTAATAGTATGAGCATAGCACAAAATGTGCACCATACTTGTCATAAAAGTATGGATTTATAATGGAAGCAAAGCATCATTGAGCAGTGGGATAAGATGCATATGCATAAACAGGTGGAACGTGATAAAAATGCACGAGATTAAAATCGGTACCAATACCGACCGAACCGAGTAAACGTATATATGTTGAGGCTGCACTAACAACGTTAGCTGTGAAAGTAATCTTCACATAGTCCTCATAGGCTCCATCTTTGGCACTGGAACTGGTAAAGTTTAATGGTTGGGTACCACTAAAGAAATAGTTATTATAATTCGGACATGTTACAGCAAGAGTTGGCTGAACGCGTGTATCTGTTACAGCACAACCTGCCGGTAATCGTTGATTATTCTGAGCCCACGTGGAGGAAGAATTACTCAGATCAGAGAAGGCACTTGTAGTTATGGTAATACTCTGGCTAGTGGATGTTCCTATACCAATGGGATCACGAGTAACCATAAAATCATTCACTGGAGGAATAGTACCAGTATTCTCAATAACAAGATTATTGAATAACCAATTTGTGGAACCTCTAACACCAAGAAAAGCACACATGACCCAGTGCATAGGGTGCATAATATTATAATTAAATTTAGCGTTTGAACCACCTAATAACGAACCAGCAGTAGATAAACCAGCAGAATCAAATCCAAAAACACCACCAAATCTTGATTGTAATTGTGCATATAGTGTGTTGTTTGATGCGCTTGCTGTTGAAGTCATTTCATAGAGAGGTGTTATACGACGCAAAAGCTGCCGCAATGTGGTAATGCCCTCCCCAAAGTTAGTCAAGTAGCGCTCAGGTTTAGGAATAGAAGGTGAACCAAGTACAACTTTCTGCACTTCAACAATACTAGATTGAGGGGGTAATAGAGAATAATATGTGCCACCAGTACCAATCAAATTTGTTGGTCCGGCCAATTCAAAATTGGGACCAGCACGCGCATAAACAACTATAGAAACGGTAGCAGAAGTTGATGGTGCAGAGAGCTCGTTCATAACTGACAGGACTATAGTCCCGTTTGTTTGACCAACATTGTGTGCAAACGTCATCGCACCATTGGTCACATTTCCATAAGCTGCTGAGGAAAGCCGTCCCACCTCGGACCATTCAACCGGTTGCATGTAGGGTATAGTAACTTCAACTTCATCAACGGCGGAAATATCAATAATCTCTCTTATGACACAATTTGTGTAATCGTTCGAAACAACATTGGGAGTGGAAGAATCTCCAGCTGGATCCCAACGAATAGATATACGTCCCCTATGATATTTACTCTTAATAATCTTAAATCGCAATATTATATCTCCACGCCAAAACGTAAACAACTGTGAAAAATATGAAACGGGCGCACAATAAAAAGCAGTTTGGCCAGTGTAAGTCGTTGTATCACTCGCAACCAGGTAGCTAGGATTAACTGTCCAACCACCAAGCGTTGTTCCCTCACCAGAGGCCTGCGACCACGTAATAATCTGAACTAGAGCTTCTTTCGAACAAAGGTAACTTATATTCATTTCATCAATATTGCCCAGGCCAAGTGAGCTATTATCGACAGTAAGCTCGTTTTTGGGGTCAACGGTTAACTTCTCAAAGGGAAAGCCGATCTCAGTGGAAGCTATAGGGGGATTCGCAACTGGCCGAAATGAATGTATATCGGCAATAACGGGAACATTCGTAAAACCCAACGAGGCTGCGCCAGCCGCTAACGCTGTTGCACCCATTTGCGTCGCTGTTGCAAACTTGCCAATAATAGGGGCACGTGTAAACCATGAAGCAAGAGCAGCAACAGCCGAAGCAGGGCCAGAGACAGGGCCATCATACTCAGTTCTTTTCCTGGAAGATTGATAGGGTAACCCAGTGGTGGGACCCGTCATCTCAAAGTCTTTTACGTGGCAAAATGTATCAAAAGTAACACCATCACTTGTTGCGCCATTGGCAGATTGTAGCGCTACAATTCTATAATAATGAAGAGCGCCAAAGTTAGTAAGGTTGGTTTTTGAAGTCGCATCAGTATCCGCCAGGGATAACCAATTTCTATTGTAAATAAAAGGTATTTCAAACTCAACACTATAACCATCCTGTGGGGTAATATAAACAGATTGCAATTGTGATAATAGTGTAATATGAACATTGTTAGCAGCATTATTGGTGGAAACTCCGTACACACCAGTCCCAGTCAAAGCATTATTGGTTAGTGGTGCATAAAAAATGCCCTCAAGCCCATACAAAAAAGGGGTGGCGCTGACTAAAACTTTTAAGACGAGTGTCCCACGAAAAAAGGCAAAATTGTTTAACTTATAGAGATTATGAGCATCTCCAAAATAAAGTGTCCAAGGATTAACAACATGGGTTGTGTACTGCGAATCAGCAATTTGAGCTGTATACGTATCAATAAGTAAAGGCCTATCAAACCAATTTTTAAAGCCGGTGCTATCAGGCATACGATCTAATACTTGACGCATTGGATAAGCCGCTAATTTTGAGATAAGTGCTTCATCATAAAAAGAAATAACCGCGTCTTCCGTCGTGGCAACGGCATCATCAATTTCATCACCAGCCGCTACATCAGCATAATGGTATAAGTAAGTAACATGATCCTCATTTAAAGCGGGATCTCCGCTTGTATTTTTAATTTGATTAATTTGTTTGGCAAGTCTTTTCTTAACCCTATGAGCAGACTCATGCTCATGAGGACTTAGTTTTTTATATGCACCACTGCGATATGCTTTCCTGAATAGGAACTTTGGGGGGCGCCCACGCGGTGAAGAAAAAGGATCCACTCTCAAGTCTTTTGTGAAACTTAACACATTTTTACTTGCAGTAACTATTCTTTCACGCTCCATTTTGGATGACAGCTGATTAAGCTGAGTGACGTTGGGGCTCACGCCAGTAGGGGTCGGCTTTAAAGATATGCGATTTTCTCGCTTAAAAGACCAAGGGAAGCTCGAAACCCATTGGTTTTTATATTTCCAATCATTAATATAATCATCATAAGTCCACCAAATAGGTGATGTGGTCGCATAATTAAGCAACCCCTTTTTATTTACAAGTGCTATAAGCACTGATTGCATCTCATCAAATTTCCCACGAGGGTAACGGGAATATTGCCGCAATGCATTTTCAATAACAGCAATAGCATGATCTTCGGCACTACAACCGGCTTTCTCATCACGAAACGATAAGGCTTTAAATATTGATTCCTCCTCTATAGGACAAACATAACAACCGTACTCATCATTTAACCTCCAAAAACGTTTGACAAAAGTAATGTCGTCAATAGTCACATACGGTATAGATTCCGCGTCCTTATCAGCCATTGTATAAGTGATATCAACATCAGCAAAAACTTTGCTAATCCCAGTGTGATTAAATTTTGGACGCTCACTAGAAACACTTCCAACATTATCATCACCCATTGTCATAAAGGCAACATGTTCGTCAAATAGGTCATCATCATAAATCCTATTATAGACACATCTAAAATAAAGAGAATTTTTAATGCAGTTGAATAGTAGTGTGATAGGAATGCCAGAGGGTGTATTACCAAAGAAATTGATTAACACATTCCAATACCACACAATATAATAAATTACATCACTACCAACACTGGACAACATAACAAGAAGTTCATCACTTGCGTCTAAGTGCTTAGCAAGCTCACGAATAACATAAAATACAGCCCACGCAACATTCACATCTGTATATTCATCAAAACCTTTATAATCCCCAGCAAACATATTGGGACCTTTGGATAACAAAAATGCGGCTATGTGGTCCCATGTATCGCACTCGACGTTCATACCAGCCGCGCATTCAAAAACAAAATGATTAGTTTGCATAACCTGAGGGAGCCAAAGAGTAACCATGCGCACAGCTATAACCCAGGATAAAGGTGAACCCATAAAAATTCGTGACTTACCAATATCATTCTTAGTAATAGATATAACCTCGTCTTTTGGTGAGGCGGTAAAAGTAGGATTACAGCGTACACCTGCACGCATTAACTCTAAATATGCTGCAACTTCATCCATAATTATAGGTTCAAATGAGTAATTTGTTGGTTCTCCAATCCGAAACTTCTTTTTACCAACATTATGTGGGAAGCCAGCGCTAGTATTGAAGTCAAGCGACTTGACATTCTCATTACCTATAATGCCATTTATTGCTACGTGCGATGTGACAATTTCTGCCTTTATTGTGGTGACAAGCATGCGCCTAATACGTGAAAGATATTGATCAGCCGCTCGCATATACTCATCTTGTGAGAAATATTTACCATCAACAACACGAGCAACAATCCCAATATGCCATGGGCGATAAGTATCTAAATATTGTGGAACGACTTTAGATGAGACGAACTTCAAGTGTGATAATTCATCAAAAAGTAAAGAGGGAATGATATTTGTCTTATAACGTACCATACGCTTATCAAGAGAACCAATGACACCAATTCGGCCCGTATTAATGAAGTTAATAGGTGCTTTGCCGTGAATCGCAACTAGATTATATGGATCAGCTTTATATGTACCTTGTTGAATTGGCTTACCATAAGGATGAAGCTCCTTAATAGCAGAATCTAGATCACCACGGAGAATGATTTCTGATGCAGCAGTAGCACCATTTCCAAGACATAATATACCAGTCAACACTGGCCCAGCATTGGTCATGGCACACCAAACACTACCACAATCACCCTCAGCGGTCATATCGAGAAATTGAGCTTTATACATGAGACGCGTTGGTTCGTCCCCTTTTATGCTAGTACATGGGTGAATATGTGCTGCCTCAAATCGCTTAACCAATATCTCACCATTTTTCTGTAAGCCGGCCATATATCCCGGCCAATTACCCTCCAGCCTAATACTGGCAAATAAATCTCGTAGGTCTGCAACGGGTTCGAAATGTGGTATAAATGCTAAATAAACATCAACCCCAATACGCCTAGTTTGTGACTCATATAGCATAAAAGATTTGGAAGAACCAAGCTTTTTGTGAAGCCTATAACTATCAATCGTAACTGGAAATTTTTTAATAGAATGAACGTTAAGTAAATAAAGGTGATCACAGACACCAAACATAACAGATTCAGCAAACACCTCGCGTGTGGGGCTATCCTCAAGCAACACACTAATACGACGCGAGTTTAAAAATAATCGAGTCGCAACCTTTTCAACAGATTCGCGACGCCATGATGCGGTTTTAGTTCCAATTTCAAAAGGGGTCAACTCAAATTCTTTTCTAGGCCAAGCTACAGGACGATCAACGTCAGGAGGTGGTGGAGATATGGCTTTAAGTTGTTTCTCAATATCAGCTAAAGAAAGTTGGTGTGGAAATACTGAAGTAGATGTATGAATAGGTCCTTGATAAGACAATACTGCTGGTGGAGATGTAGGTTCCTTCTTCTTACCGAAACACATATTAAGTACACCAAGAATGCTAGCTAAGAGGCCAGCCATTACTAGAATACCAGCATAACTCGCATAGAACTTTTTACCAACTAGACCGCGGACGACATTCTTTGCCATCAATGCATAGCCACGCTCAGCCATTTCAGGAATATTAATCATAATTTCGGCCATCTTCCTCTCACGATGCGACTCATCAATCAAGGGCATATAGTACCACCAAAATAAAGAAAATTTTGCTAGCAAAGTATACTTCCGATCTAAATGGGGTAAAAATACACGCGAGTTAACTACGCGATCAGCAAGTTGAGGGAGTTGGGTAGCGTCTAGCCATTCACTAAGTCCATCACCAGTCACAAAAACGCAATCTTTCTTATGTACACCGTGCAGGGCTTTATGGTCTTTACAAAATAAGCAACAAACACACCCATCACCAACTGGACCAGCACAGAGTTTACAAATATTAAGACGTTGAATCTGATCATACTGCTTCAAAAAATTAGCTTGGTGCTCACGCTTAATGCGATTCTTTGCTATAAAATAAGCTATAAACTCTCGAATATTAGTAAAAGTACGATCATGAACAAATTTGTAATCTTGATTTACCCGCTTATCAGCACCACAGCCATAATTGGCAGGTTCGACGATGTTACTTGCTAGCGGAACCACAGAATACGTTCTAATTGTCCAGTAATCCGCATACTCACTGATAACCGCGGGGGTATCTAATGCTGTCTTGCTAGGATCCATATTCAACCAATTCTCACCCTCCATACGGTATTTATCCTTAGGCTCGACATCTATGTACATATCAAATCGACGAGCAAAAGCATACGGATTATTAAATAGCAATTTCAAATTTAAAGAGGGAGTATTAGTACTACCAATCGTGAGGAGATTACGCGCATGTGTACGACCTTTATCATCTAATGATGCTTGAGGTGGCGTGAAAGGCATATTATTATTCAAATGAACCAAATCATTAATTTGTTCAGCGGCCAATGGGTGCTCAGGAAGAAAGCAAGCTAAGTCATCATAAAGAACCGTAATCTTAGTTGAATCAAAACCGGTCCAATGCTTCTCACCCAAGACACGATTATATATATATTCGGGACCAGTAGGTTTACCATTTGCTCGACAAAATGCAACATGTATTATATTTGCCAATGTCGTCTTCATATTATTAGAAGCTCCAGTAATACAAACCGAATACGGCGACTCGCGCATTTCAGCGCCTGCCTCATAACCCAGTCTATCGTGTGAAATCTCTTTCATATTATTTAACATCTTAACTGCACCAGCATACTCAAACTTAGCTAGAGTTTTCACAAGCACCTCACCACGCTTTATAGAAGCAGTTAGCGATTTATAAAATTCATGGATATCAATTCCATGCCTTTCAGCATCATTTAAAAATTTTGACTCAAGCTGAAGACGCTGACAAGTTTCAAACCACTCTTGATACGTTGTGCCCTCGGCCCACATTTGACTAGCGTCTCCAGCTTTAATAGATAAAACAATACGCTCTAAAACATAAACTGAAGCATCAGCTATTGAAAATATAAGGCTTGGTGCCGAAACTTTTTGCTCTAAGACTGGGAAAAACTCCGCCCACAATGAGGCATTGTACTCCTTTATATCGTCTTGCGTAAATGTGCGTGAAAGGACTGTCATAATGCATTTCATAACTTTCTTGACTAAAGGTTTAGTATGTATTGTGTGGTACCTATCTAAAACATAACGAGCACGTTCAAGAATGGAGTCAGCCGTATCAAGGGCAACGCTCTGGTGTGGTAAAGTTGTAGGAGCATCATTATTCAAGTAATCCTCACGAAAATCGCTATCAATCAAACCACGTATAAAATCATTAATAGATTCCAAATGATCAATTGAAAAAAGTGGTTTATTACCAAGACGAAGTTTTACAAGCGTAGTAAGACCTAAAAATATATCACACATTGAATAGGAGCGAGAACAAATGGCAAATGAGAGCGCTATATCCTCACAAAGTTTAACAAAGTCATCAAGAGATTCTTGCTTAACATTCATCATGGATGAGACACGAGATTTTAAATCTAACCTATACTTATCATTAAAACGGAGCCTATTCAATTCAACTTCAGTCGGCATACCATCAAGAGCCCTACGTAATTCATCCAACTCGAGCTTAAGCTTTACTTGCTTACTAGTAGGTGAGGCGACAATAGAAAGATAGTGGTCTAAAACAGCTTTATTACATCGTGCAGCACACTCACTATCGCGAGACCTAATTCTTACTAATATTTCATATTGACGAAAATCGGTTTGCTTATAAAGCTCCCATGCATCGCTCAAAGTGACAGGATCTCGATAACTGATCTCTTCATCTGTCAACAGTTCACCGAAAAATAACTTCTTTGAATTAACTTCAGTATCACTATAATGATACAAATACGTTGTATTAGGAGGTGGTTTGTCAATGGTATCAAACCATTGGTAAATAACACGATCAGACATAACACAATCATTAAATTCGTCATCATCTAATTCAAAAAAAGGATATATGAAATCCTCTACTTGCTCAACAATACGAAAAGAAGCTTGCACCGGCGCAATATATGGTATAGATTGCAAAAAATCATTAAAACCATGCATACTAGCGAAAGGGATAGATCGATCAAACGCATGTGTATCGGGAACAGACATGAAGACATCATCTGCGAACGCAATATTACTATTACCATATGAAGGATGGGGTGTTGGCCCAGTATATGGAATTGTATTCATTAATGACATAAAATCAGAGAGTGATCGTGATTCGTTAGTAGCACGCAAAGCGCGTAAACGGGCTTCCTCTTCTTCCTCCCTACGCAAATAATTAAGGAAATCCAAACGAGCTAGCTCTTCTTTTGCCCTATCCAAGCAGCAAACGAAGTCCAAAGGATGAAAATCATCGGGAATACAGTTATGGTAATTCGAGACATATTTATCCAACAAAACCACATCACTTTCAGAACTATTAGTACACGAACAAGTATCATCATCCTCAGAAATGAGATCAGGTAATGAATCAGATAAAGAATCATCAATGGATAGCTCACTAAGTGCATCAGAATTAAGATAAATAGGTGGATCATTGTAAACTCGATAAAATTCATCATGGGAAAGATCACTAAAAGGAGCAACAATAAGAGAAGCCTGCATAAGGGTAGGATTATCAAACATTAATGAATAGTGAGAAACATCTTCAACCTCATCAAGGTTATTTGTTAATTGATAGAAACGAATGCGCTCAGCAAGGTAAATGTCACCAAATCTAAAATCAAAATCACGATTAGACAAAACATCGGCAAAAAATAAAAGCCGGTTAAAATATGGACGCCTATAACGCCCGATAACATCAAATAAAATATCCACATCACTGCATGTGGAAAAGGGGAATATATACTCATCTACATAAGACAAAAATAATCGCTGGAGCTCGTCAATAATAGAATTTCGTATTCTATTATAATTAGCATCTATAAGATCAATGGGGTAACTAAATACCTCAAGATCGAAATCTAGAAAAAACTTCTTTTTACATGATTTGTAGGCAGCCAGCCACATACGATCATCGATTAAATCAGCAGAATCATCATCATCTTCAAATACGTAAAAATCACCATGATCAAAAAACATAGAATTGAAAACCAATTCTTGAGATTGTATTAAAAGTGGATCGTGGGTGGCTTGACGACCAGCAATATCCATAGCACTGTCATGCTCTGAATGAACATATAAACCATGGAAAAAACGTGAATTAAACGCGTCTAATTCCATCTGTGTAAAATCGATATGTGGGGGAAGCAACCAATGCAAATGATCAGGTACTTCAACACTAAAACGATGATTCGTGTAATAAATATTACCACGAATTGCAACACGAGCAACATGTATATCAAATGGACAAAATAAAATTCTTCTAGTAAGAATACCATTGGACATAGTGAACCGGGAGTGAACACTAATCTGCGAGGGTCCTAACAAGTTATCATTCTTCATGATGAGTAACCTAGAACTCGGCTTAACCACCATATAGCTCTCTATATGGGCCCATTTGTTCCAAGTGGGATAACGTACTTCTCTATCAGTGATCTTTAAAGATATGATTGGTTTCCGGTAGTATAGCTCTGATGGGCATAAATGCACTGGTATCAAGCAGTGCACATAAACAGGGGTAGGGAGAATTTTGACATTTCTTTAGTCTTCATCGGGTTTGCCAAGGGCATGCATAATTGCACCGTCATTACAGATTAAAAAACGCGGTAATTAATTAAAATCACCTATTGGAATAAAACAGATCAACATAAAATTTCGATAACTACTGTGATTGTAGGTCTCTAGTCTAAAAGTAAAATCATATATAAGAAAGAGGGGGTTTACAGGTAAAAGCTAAAAAAACGTAGAGATGGTGGGATTAAATCCCGGGGGGGGGGTTCATCGCGTGCTACGACTAAGGAGGGTCCGTAGGGTTGTAGTATTACATCTAGTATAATATCTACCTTACTCGAATTCGCTCTCTCAATAGTTTACGTAAAATATATAGTTAGAGGAGATCTTGAGCTCGACTTATTCAACATATATTTATACACTGAATTGCCACTGCAATCCACAAATGATTTCGGTCTTTGTAACCGTCTTACACAATTGTATGGTATCAAAAATGATA